ATCAAATCACATTAGCTGGTGATGCCAATGTTCTTGATAGCGGTAATGATAGCGTTCACCGCCGCAACTGTTTCAGCAGTCGTGGGGGCAGCGGTCAATGCGGTGATTGCACCAGCACGAACCACAGGGGTGATGCCATAAAAACCAACTTTACCGCTGACAGCGCCCAATTGGACACCATCGGAGGCAGAACCGTTCATCAAATAGTTGACGGTCTGGGTACTTGCTGCGCCTGGATTAGACATGATTTAGTCCTTTCAATGTTGATTAAGCTGCAACTCGGCAAGCGAGTTCGGGATAAAGCGGTGCCCAACCGTACAACACATCCACACGGGTGGGGATAGAGTCGTTATTGATGGTGTACTGACGCACAACACGCATCGACAGGCCCAGTTCTTTATCGCTTGCGCGACCAGCGAACACAACACCATCAGGCAACTCCAAGTCAGCCGTAGCCAAGGTGAATGCATTTTTGTGCATCACAACGTTCTGCGGAGACACAGTACCTGCCTTGTTGAACGGGGTCACAACGGCGGTGGTGCTGGTGGAACCAATGATGGTCACGTTCTGGAACTGCCCACCAGTAATGATGGCAGGGGAAACGGTCACAGAAGTGCCGCCGCCCGATGCCACGGTGGTCGTTGCAGTAACGACAAAGTTACGCAGCTTGCCCGAACCGTATGCGCTACGGTTTTGGGGGTTGACAGCGTACACGCCAGCGATCTGGATAACGTCACCCTGATTGAGGGTGGCAGTACCAGCAGACGACACCAAAGTGATGGTGGAGGTCTGTGCCCAACCGGTGGTCAATGAACCCGTGAAGGTGGTGGTGTTGGTGGACAAGGTGTCAGAGTAAGAACCAAAGGTTTGGTTCACAACGTTCTGATCCATCTTCCAGTTCATACCAGCAGAGTCACGACCCATCATGCCTTTTTGGTATTGCTTGCCAATCACATCGGACGGGACAAACAAACCCTTCAAGCTGTCCACAATGGTTGCGCCGGTAAACGGCTCAACAATGCAAGACCGGCGACCATCACGGGGTGCGCCCTCACTGTCCAGATACGCACCTGCGGTCAAGTAGGTGAGCAAACTGGTGGGAGGCGTTCCAGCCGTGCCAACGATGTTGGCGGTGCTGTTCTTTGCCATCGTCAGACCATCAAAGTCGATCTTGTTGGCAACCGCAGCCACAGCAGGTTTCAGCACTCGGTCGCTAAACATATCCAGCGACAGGGCCAAGTCTTGCGTGGTGAACTGGGTATCAACGTGGAACTGAGTGCTCAAGGTAACGGGCACAGAGGTCTCGTTGAAGTCCTCAACGTTCAATGCAGGGCCAGAAGTTCCAATGAAACGACCAGGACGGCGAACGTTCAGGGTGTTACCGATCTTTGCGCCGCTAACGGCAAATTGATCGTCATAGTTGCGGTCAACCTCGCTGGAGAAGGTCAATTCGTTTTCCAAGACCATCAACGCTTCGTTGGTGATCATGGAGATGGTAAGCAGATTGTTGCTCATTTCATTTCCTTAAAAAAGATTGATTTAGCGGATTCGCCCTGCCAAACGTGCGGCTTTATAGGCTTGGTATGACCCCTCAAATTTACCATCGCTGGTAATGGGCACATCCCTGCCGTTTGCCGCCGATCTGATTGGGTTAATCGGCGCTGGCGCTTTACTTTTCCCAACAACAGTCTTAGATGTTGGCTCAGTCTTTTCAAACTGCGCCTCTAGCTTTCCAATGCTTCGTAAGGCAGATGCCACCGTCATGCCTGAGAGTTTCTCTGCGAACTCGGGATTCTCGGCAAGGTGGTAAAGAATGCGTGGCCCGACCTCTGATTCAAAGATTGCATCCCGCACTTCGTTGCTCACAACAACGTCCGCAGAACCAACCATGTCCTCAAAATCAGGCAATTCAGTCTTGGCAGCTTTAACCCGTTCAGTCCAGGTGTTGATCACCTTTTCCCGTTCGGCTTGCTGCTTCGCCTGTGCTTCCTTCGCCTTTTCCTCGCTTAACCTTTGCTCAACCCGATAATCTGTCAACGCCTTGGCGTATTCATACATATCGGAGAAATTCTCGGGCTTGGGTTCACCAGTTGGCTGGGTTTCCGTTTTTGGGGCTACCTTGCCTTCCAATTCCCTGACCTTGGCCTCTAAAGATTCCCGAGCTTCCCGTTCCCGCTTGGCTTCTTGCCGCGCTTCTTCGCGTTGCTTGGTTATCTTTTCAAACCTCAATTCCAGCTTTGGATTGCGTTTTCTTTCCTCTGTTGCTGTCGCTTCATCTTCCCCAAGCGGCTCACTCTGGCTTTGCGTTTCTGTCGGCTCTGCGGGAGGTTTCTCGACCACAGCCTCGACAGGCGCTTTGTCAGCTAAACCCATCTTCTTGGCGTTGAACTCAGCTAAATTTTCACTTGTCACCACATTTGCGGCAACTTTCGGTTGCACTTGTGGTGCATCCTGTACTTCTGACATGGATTTCTCCAAGGATTTACCCAGTTAACCTAACTGGTAAGGTTTG